GAGTCTCGTGGGCTCGGAGATGTGTATAAGAGACAGGATTTTAACTGTAACCGTAACAAGTGTAACTTCCTTGATTTATAAGGGTTTGAAGCACTTTTTAACAGTATTTTCAACTGTAACAGAACTGTAACAGTTACAGAAAGTGAGGTAAAAATGAGTGATCAGAAGAAATTAAGTGCAAGGGAATATCTGAAACAGCTTGAAGTGTTAGATATGCAGATAAATGATGATATTGCCACGCTGTCAGATATGAAGATGAATGTATGCAGTGCAGGCGGTATTGATTACAGCCGGGACAAAGTGCAGACTTCACCTGTAGGTGATAAGTTATGTAAGGACGTAGTGAGGTATACCATGTTTGACCAACACATCAATGAAGAAATAGATCAGTTTGTTGATGCAAAGAAGCAGATCATTAAGGAAATCCGGGGATTGCGTGACAAGAATATGATTCAGATTCTTACAAAAGTGTATGTGCAGTTTAAAACAGTCAAGGTTGCTTCACAGGAAATGAAAAAATCTTATTCATATACTGTAGAACTGCATAATAAGGCACTTTCAGCGTTTGAAGATACCTATAAAAACCTTACATATCTGACATAAAACCAATCATTTCATATTTGACAAATACAAGCAGACCTTTTATAGTGTATGCTGTACAAAAATTTTTGCAGGTAATTTATTACCTGCAATTTTTTATGCAAAATTATATTGCTTATTGTCTTATGTGCTGCAAGGGTGCTAAAACCTCCTACCTTGCAGCACTTTTTGTTATAAAAATAATAGAAAGGCGGTGTTGTTATGGCAAAAAAAGGCAAATTAACTGAAAAGCAGCAACGTTTTGTTGATGAATACCTGATTGACCTGAATGCAACACAGGCAGCTATTAGGGCAGGTTATTCAGTAAAAACAGCAGACGTAATTGGATGTGAAAACCTCACGAAACCTAACATTCAACAGGCTATTGCTGAACACATGGCAGAACGGTCACGAAGAACCGGAGTGAATCAGGATAGGGTTGTTTTAGAACTTGCCAAAATTGCATTTGTCAGAATGACAGACGTTGTTGACAGTAACGGAAGAATCAAACAGGATGCATCTGCTGATGATCTGTCTTGTATTGAATCAATCAAATATAAGGAATCTGATAATGAGTTTGGTGGAAGTGTTGAGAGAGAAGTCAAGATTGCTTCCAAGATGAAAGCCATTGAACTGCTTGGTAAACATTTAGGTATGTGGAATGATAAGTTAGATGTGAATGTGACAGCCCCTATTGTTATTTCAGGAGCAGACGCACTTGAGGACTAAATACAGGCAGTCATCAAGTCAATATGTATTTGGTTATCAGAAGTTCATTCTGATGCCGGAAGATTACAAGCCTACAAAGTCCGGTAAGGTTAATGTGAAGTTACCGGAAGTAGTCGGTAAGGGTTACGGTACATTTTGGCGGTGGAAAGGTAGATACCGGGCAGTCAAAGGTTCACGTGCATCTAAGAAGTCAAAGACTACAGCATTATGGTACATCACCAATATGATGAAGTACCCCGATGCGAACACCTTAGTTGTCAGAAAAACTTACAGAACACTAAAGGATTCCTGTTTTACTGAACTGAAATGGGCTATACATCGACTTGGTGTTGATGCTTTTTGGGATATAAAAGAATCACCACTTGAAATGACGTATAAGCCAACAGGTCAAAAGATTTATTTCAGAGGACTTGATGACCCACTGAAAGTAACATCAATCACTGTTGATCAGGGTGTATTGTGTTGGATGTGGATTGAAGAAGCATATGAAATTAGTTCAGAGGATGATTTCAATATGCTTGATGAATCTATTCGTGGTGCAATCCCGGAAGGTTCAGACCTGTTCAAGCAGATCACCGTTACTTTCAACCCTTGGAATGAACACCATTGGTTGAAGAAACGGTTTTTTGATAACACTGACGATGAAACACTTGCAATGACCACCAATTACAAGTGCAACGAATGGTTGGATAAGGCAGACTTGAAAGTCTTTGAAACCATGCGGAAGCAGAACCCAAGACGTTATGCGGTTGCAGGACTTGGGGATTGGGGTATTGTTGATGGTCTTGTATATGAGAACTGGCATGAAGAAGCCTTTATACTGGAACAGATCAGACAGCAATACAGTATTGATTCAGCCTTTGGTCTTGACTTTGGTTATACAAATGACCCATCTGCATTATTTTGCGGATTCATTGATACGAAGAACAAAAAGATATTCGTGTATGATGAAATGTATGCAGCAGGTCTTTCCAATGAGCGAATATATCAGAATATCACTGATATGGGCTATGCGAAGGAAAGAATCACAGCAGATTCAGCAGAACCAAAGTCTATTGATCAGTTAAAGGGTTATGGTCTTAGAGTCAAAGGTGCTGAAAAAGGCAAGGACAGTATCAACAGCGGTATTCAGTTTATTCAGGACTTTGAAATCATCATACACCCAAGATGTGTGAATTTCTTGACGGAGATCAGCAACTATACTTGGGATAAGGACAAGTTCGGTAATAAACTGAACCGCCCTATTGATGACTTCAATCATCTTATGGACGCAATGCGGTATGCATTAGAAAAATATATCAAGAAAGGCAGCGGTTGGTTATACAAATAGCTGTACGGTTAAAATCATGAAAATAAAGATTCACAATGATGTATGGAAGGTCAAACTGGTGGATGCAAATGCAAAAAAAATGAACCCTGACCCAAACAGCTATAATTTTGGGCTGACCGAATATAAGGAACTTCTGATCAGCATTATGGACGGACGTTCTGAATCAGTAACACGTTCAACACTGATTCATGAATTGGTTCATGCATTTATGTTTTCATACGGTCATACGGTTGAGGGTGAAGAAGCAATGTGTGACTTTTTCGGGGTTCATGGGGATGAAATTATTGACCTTACAAATCAGATTATAGAAAGGTGGGGTGACAGGTGCTTACAGTCGAAGAAATAAAAATGTTCATTGATGAAGATGCTGCATCAGTGAAAAAGCATTTTGCAAGAATAGGTGAACGCTATTTTGACGGAGACCATGATATAAAAAATTACAGAATGTTTTATTTTAATTCTGATGGTCAGCTTGTGGAAGATACAAGCCGGGCAAATGTGAGAATACCGCACCCATTTTTCAAGGAATTGACAGAACAGGGTACACAGTACACTCTTTCAGGTTCAGATGGTTTTGTATTCAGTGATGTGCCTGAACTACAGAGTGAACTTGATGCAAGATTCAATAATAATGATGATTTTAATGATGAACTGTCAGAAGTGATCAATGACTGTCAGACAAAAGGTTTTGCATATATGTATGCTATGAAAGACAGTTCTGACAAGCTGAAATTCACGTGTGCTGACAGTATCGGAGTTGTGGAAGTAGAAGCCCGGTTTGCAGAAGATAAGAAAGACCATGTAATTTACTGGTACGTTGATCGGGTTGACAAGGAAGGTCACAGAATCAAGAAAATTATGGACTGGGATGATGAACAGGTAGTTTACTATGTTCAGACCGATGAAGGGGAAATACAGCTTGACAATAAAGCCGAGGTGAACCCAAGACCACACATACTGTATCAGGTTGACGGTGATGATAACACCTATATTGATTCACTTGGCTTCTTGCCATTCTTCCGGTTGGATAATAACAAGAAACAGTTCAGCAACCTGAAAGCGGTAAAAGACCTGATTGATGATTATGACCTTATGGCATCCAGTCTTTCAAACAACCTGATTGACTTTGACCATCCATTATATGCAGTCAAAGGGTTTGAAGGTGATAACCTTGATGAATTGCAACAGAATCTTAAGACAAAAAAGATTGTTGGTGTCGGTTCAGATGGTGGTATTGAAGTACATACAGTAGATGTACCGTATGAAGCCCGGAAGGTTAAATTGGAACTGGATGAAAAGAACATATACCGTTTTGGTATGGGTCTGAACTTGTCAGGTCTGAAAGATACATCAGCAACAACCAATATTGCAATCAAAGCAGCCTATTCACTGCTTGACCTTAGATGTAAACACCTTGAAAGGAACATCAAGCGGTTCTTGCGTAAGATCGTAGCAGTCTGCATTGATGAAATCAATCAGCAGAACGGTACAGATTATCAGATCACAGATGTTTATTTTGAGTTCACCCACGAAGTAATGAGTAATGAACAGGAAAATGAACAGAATGAACTTACAGAAGCACAGAAACAGCAAGTACAGATTAATACACTATTATCACTTGCACAGATTTTTGGTAATGATCTGACTATTCAGTATATATGTGACGTTCTTGACCTTGACTATGAGGATATAAAGGACAAGTTGCCGGATAATGAAGCTGCTAAGGTGCAGCAGGTGCAAGATGATCTTGATTCTATTATACCGGATGATGAAGGTGGTGGAATAGGTGAACAAAGCACAGAAGGAAGTGCAGCAAGCACAGCTTAACGATGAAAAGAAAGTAATCAAGCTGTTAGAACTGGTATATGAACAGGCGAAAAAGGATTGTGAACAGAAAATCAGGGAACTGTCTGCAAGGACAGACCTTGAAAATCTGCAAAGTATAGTATACCAAAAGGAATATCAGCAAATGATGGTTGATCAGCTTGAAGCAATGCTTTATGACCTACATGAAGGTCAATTTACAACCATTGCTGATTACTTGGAACAGTCATATATCAACGGTTACGTTGGTATGTTCTATGATTTGCAAAGTACAGGTATACCGCTTGTAATACCAATTCAGCAAGATCAGGTTGTCAAAGCATTGAAAACCAACAGTAAATTGTCGAGCGGTCTGTATAAGCGTTTGGGTGAAGATGTTGATTATTTGAAACGCTCAATTCGTGCTGAACTTTCAAGGGGGATCAGTAGCGGTTCATCTTGGAATGAAATGGCGGTAAGGATTGCTAAGGGTATGAACAGCCCATTTAATAAAGCAATTAATAATGCAATACGGATTGCCCGGACGGAAGGACATAGAATACAGAATGAAGCAGCTCTTTACGGTCAGCATGTAGCAAAGAAAAAGGGTGCTGATATAGTCAAACAGTGGGATGCTACACTTGACAGTAGGACAAGACCGGAACACAGAGAAGCAGATGGACAGATCAGGGAAATTGATGAACCGTTTGATGTTGGCGGTGAGAAAATGCAAGCACCGGGTGTTGGTGGTTCTGCAAAGAACGTTTGTAACTGTCGGTGCTGTCTGCTGCAACGTGCAAAATGGGCTTTAGACGATGATGAACTAAAGACCTTACAGGAACGTGCAGCATTTTTTGGACTGGATAAAACAAAAGATTTTGAGGACTTCAAACAGAAGTATTTGAAACTTCCTGACAATGCTGATACAATGAAGGTGGAAACACTATCTAAACCCAAAGGTTCAGATGATTCAACATATGATACGTTTTTTAAAACATTGAATGACAGATTGAAAGTACCATACAATGCTGTTGAAAATCAAAAAATAAAAATGACATCTGATGAAATCATAAAGACTTTATCAGGTGGTGACCTTACTAGTGGTTCATGTGCATCTTTAGGACTTGCGTATATAGGACAGAAACAGGGATGGAACGTTTTAGATTTTCGTGGTGGGGAAAGTCAGAGCTTCTTTTCAAACACCTATAATCTGAAATCATTATTTGAAACTAAGGGTATTAAAAAAATAACTGCCAAAGGTGCGTGTACCGCAACTGTTGGGAAAAATCTGTTGAAGCAATGTGAAGTCGGAAAAGAATATTATCTTTATGTTGGAAAGCATGCAGCAATAGTTAGGAAAACAACTGATGAAGTGTTGCAATATTTAGAACTTCAATCACCTACACAGAGTGGGTGGCATGATTTTAACGGTAATGTTCGTCATACATTGGTAAACCGTTTTGGTTGTTCAAGTAAATCAAACAAGTGGTCACAAGAGATTCATGGAATGATAGATATTGCTGATTCAGATTTCAATACTGATGACTTCAAACGGTTGTTAGGGTATATAAATACTGCTGATTCAGAGCAGAAGAAAGGACAATATGGCACAACCAAGTAAATTTTTTAAAAATAACCCTGATGATAAAATATGGTGGGTAGATGATCATGAAAAAGTTGGTGAGTGGTTATTTAGTTTTGACAAAAAACATATTTTCAATATGTTCAGAGATTACCCACATGAACTGACTGACGAACAGAAAAAAATATTCGATGAAGAAAATCCATACTGGGCTGATTTCTTCAAAGATAGATATTAAAAAGCAAAGGTACAGAATTGTATACCTTTGCTTTTTTTATTACCTATATGACTCTTATATGAGGTAAGAAAGGGGGATAAAAGGAACATGAAAGCGTTGTATATTTACTTGGTACTGTAGAAAGGTATGGTGATCCTGATTATCTCCCAACTATGGGTTAAATAGTATTTTTAAGACATCCGCAAGGGTGTCTTTTTGTCGTACAAAGAAAGGATGTATTTATTATGAAGAAATTAGTAAGTGCTTTAATTGTAACCATGATGATTGCAGGTTCTACTATCCCAGCATATGCCTGTACACCACCGTTAAAAACACCGTCTGTTAAAATCCCAGATATTAATTTTCAACCTGATGGTGCTTTAGAAGATGCTATTAGTAACGCAGTGAAAAATTGGTTCAAGAAGTGTATTCTTGAAAAACCAACAGTAAATTATGCTACTTATTTCAAAAGTACATCAAGATATTTTAACTATGCAGTTTTTTCAGCAAATTGGAACAAAGTAGAAAATGCAACATCCTATAAGGTACGTGTCACAAAAGCTGATGGAACATGGAAAGAATACGATACGACCCATACAGCATTTTACAGCACTAATTATACGGATGATTTTATTGCCGACGGAATGGACGGAGCTACAGTAAGCGTCAAAGCCTATGGCGATAACGATACATTTGGCTGGTGGTCAGACGAAACTACTATTAATAGATTTTAGTTTTGAAAAAAATATGTCCGAAAAAGGCTTATGACGTTTAAACTGCTGCTGAAATACCCCTGCAACATGGGATATAAACTGTTGGCCGTTCCCGGTGACACCGGATATAAAAACGTGACGGAGAAAGGAAGAAGAACATGGAATTTTTAAAAGCATTTTTTGGTGATAAGGCTATCACCTATGATGAACTGGTGCAGGCAATCAATGCCTATAACTGTGATGAAAAGAACAAAGAGAAGCTGATCAAGATGGTCAACCTTACTGATGGTGGCTATGTGTCTAAGGACAAATACATCAACCTTGAAACTGACCTTTCCGGTAAGACTACAGAACTGACCAAGGCAAACAACCTGATTGAAGAACTGAAAAAGTCAGCCGGGAAAGACGAAGAAACACAGCAGAAAATCACTGCATATGAAACAGAGATTACAAACCTTAAGAAAGAGAATGCAGAACTGAAAACAGAAAATGCATTAAAATTTGCGTTGGTTGCAGCAGGTGCGGTTGATGTTGATTATCTTGTATTCAAGGCAAAGGAAAAAGGTGAAATCAAACTTGGTGATGATGGGAAAATCAAAGGTGAAGATGATCTGATTTCAGGTCTTAAAACACAGCATCCTACCATGTTTGAAGCATCCAACAGCAATCAGCAGCAAAGTGGTAGCAGAAAGATTTTGGAAAATAACCTGCCGGGTGGGGATAAAGACAAGACAGTTACCAAAGAACAGTTCCTTAAGATGGGTTACAACGAAAGAATGAAACTCAAAGAGGAAAACCCGGAGCTATTCAAACAATTAAATGTACACTAAGAAAGGTTAAAATGGTGAAAAATTATGCCAAGAACAGGAAATTTTGGCGGTTTTGCTTTTGACGAGGAAGTATTTACCGGAATGATGCAGGAAGCCGACTATTGGACTACACCAATTATTGCTTCCGGTATCGTGCAGCAGGACAGTTCTATTATGGACTTAATCGGTGAGCATGGAAACGTGGCAACAATTCCAATTTATAAACCGATTGACGCAAATGAGAGCGGTATGGAAGCACTGAACAACGATGGTGAAACAAGCAACACACCTGTTGAAATCAGCGGTGACAAACAGACTTGTATGCTTATTCAGAGAATGAAAGCATTCAAAGCTAAAGACTTCACGAAGGAATTAACTGGTGCTGACCCTATGACACTGATCAGAAATAAGATTGCAGGTTATTATGGTCAGGTTTGGGAAAAAGAACTGATGAACATTGCACAGGCAGTATTAGCAGTTGCAGCACTTAGTGATCATGTACTTGATCTTACTAAAAATACTAAGACAAACATTGAAGCAGGTACAATTTACGATGCAGAACAGGCAGCACTTGGTGATATGGCAGGTAGTCTTGGTCTGATGGTTATGCATTCCATGATCTTCAAAGAGTACAAGAAGATGGAAATGGTTGATTATGACAAGTATGTTGTCAATGGTGTGATTCAGAAAGAAATTACATTGCCAACTATCGCAGGTAAACACGTACTTGTAACTGATAGATTTACAGCTACAGGAGCAGGTGCAGATGCGGTTTACAGCACATATCTGTTTGGCGAAGGTGCATTTTTATCTTGCGATAAGAACAACTATGAGAATCAGTATACAACCAACTATGACCCGGAAGCATCCGCAGGTATTGACAAGTTCTATACCAAGCAGGGTAAGGTGCTGCATCCGAATGGTCTTTCTTTAGCAGTTGATCAGATTGCAAAAGAATCACCGACTTATGCAGAGCTTGGTAAGTCTGCAAACTACAGCCTTAAGTTCAATACAAAGAACGTTAAGATGGGTCTTATCAAGTCCAAGGTTGGTACAGCAGTTGTCTAAGAAAGGGTGATCTGATGATATTAGCAGTTGATGAAGTAATGAAATTACCTGAATTTGCTGTGCAAAGTGAAAAGGTGATTGAAGAAAAACTGAACGCTGCTGAATTTATGATCAGAGCATACACTAATAACAATTTTCAGAATCGGTTTGTTCGATTTACTGCCGATAGTTCGGGTAACAGACTGCTTGGAACGTCAGATTTTTTGAAAGTAGGTGATACAGTTCAGATTTCACAGTCAATGGTGAATGATGGACTGTATACCGTTACTGAAATTGGTGATGATTTCATCAGAGTTAATCAGGAATTGTACAAAAGTACAAACCTGATCACTAAAGTGGAATATCCGGCTGATGTTCGTGCGGGTGTACTTGAATTACTCAAGTGGGATGTTAAGAACAGACCGAAAACCGGGGTCAAATCTGAAACGCTGTCAAGATACAGTGTGACTTACTTTGATCAGGACGCTAACAATCAGGTTATGGGCTATCCTGTTGCCCTACTTGGATTCTTAAAGCCTTATATAAAGGCTAGATTCTGATTATATGAGTGTTGGCGGTAACATTCAAGCATTGTTACAGGTAAAAAAGAACGGTGCTAAAAATGCCATAGGTGAGCGTGTAAACACATGGGTTGATTGTACATCAATCTTAGGTTGGTTGGACTTATCAACAGGTGATTCAAAGCATACAACTTTTTATGCCAAGGTTCAGGAAAGTACACACATTTTCTTGTGTGACTTTACCAATCTGAAAAACCTGTCAACTGATTGGGTTTGGAATCCATTCAGTTTTCTGACAGGTGTGATCAGTAAGACGGATGAACAGGAAACCGTTGATGTGACAAGTGACAATGCAAGAATGGTTGTAAACGGTGAAGTGTATGAAATCCTTCTGATTGATGACCCTATGAATATGCATGATCATTTAGAAATCTATTTAAGATTTATAGGGGGTCAGTAGTATGTCAGTTGAATTTACAGATAACACAGCAAAAATTAAAGCTGCATTATCGGAAGGGGTTATTGGATTCCTTCACGAAGCAGGTGGTGAAATACAGGCACAGACCCAAAGGAATAGCCGGGTTGATACCGGACAAACAAAGGGGTCTTACAAATATATGGTTGATGAAGGAAAAGATGAATCAACTGTTGCTGTAGGTTCAGACCTTGAAAATGCGATCTGGGAAGAATTTGGTACTGGTGAATATGCACTGCATGGTGACGGAAGAAAAGGCGGTTGGGTTTATAAGAGTGAGAAAGACGGTAAATTTTACCATACTTACGGAAAAACACCACGACAACCACTCACGAAAGCATTTCAGAGTGTAGCCCCAAAGATAAAGAAGCAGCTTGTAAATGTCATTAAACAGAATTTAGGGGGTTAATTATGGTTGATATGCTTGGTTTTATTTCTGATCAGCTTGATCAACTTGGTATTCCCTATGAATTTGGTGAATGGACAGGTGAAATCAGCTATCCTTACTTTGTTGGTTCGTTCAATGAAACTGAACACCGATTAGAGGACGGATATACAGGTGGTGTGTTCACACTTGATGGTTGGTCAAGGGGGTCAAAGTTACCGCTTGCAGAAATAAACGATAAAATAAAAACAGTATTTGAAGATTTAAGGGCAGTTCAGGAAGGGACTGCTTTTTTTATTACCTATTGGAACGGTTTGATGATTCCAACAGGTGAAGAAGATCTTTTTAGAATTACGATAACACTTAACACACATGAGTGGAAAGGGGCTTAAAAGAATGGGCTTAAAAAAACATGGTATTACATCTGAAACCATCAAGAACATGATCTTGGGTGCAGGTGTCATTTACAAAAATCTTAAGTATGAGAAATCAAGCAACGGTTGGACAGGTACCCCCCTTGGTGCAACTTCCGGTGGTCTTAAGTTCAACTATGAGGCACAGTGGCTTGATGTTGAGGTTGACGGTGCAACGGTGCTGATCAAAGGTGTCAGCAAACAGAAGGTTGGTGAATCTGCCACACTTGAAGGTCAGATGACAGAACTTACAGAAGATATTCTTGTAAGTGCATTACACCTTGTAAAATCCACTTCCGAAGATACAACCTATGTCAAATATGTATCTAAGGAAAACATCACAGAAGCAGATTATCTTGAAAATGTTGCATATGTTGGAACACTTTCAAGCGGTAAAAATGTAATCATTATTTTACCGAATGCACTTTGCACCGAAGCGTTTGAGCTTGAGACCAAAAACGCAACACAGACCACTTTTGCGGTCAAGTTTGAATGCACGGCTGACCTTGAAAACGACAGCTTAAACAAGTTGGATATTGCTATTTACTATCCAAACGCTGTTGTGTAGGGGGTGTGAATTATGCGAGTTGTAGTAGTAAGAGAATATACAGACAAGTACACAGGTGAAGGTCATGTGATCGGTGAAAAACTGGATATGACAGAAGAAAGATTTGCAGAAATTCAGGATAAAGGGATGTTCGTGGTTGATATTTCTGATGAAGTGGTGCAGCAGGAAACACCTGCTGCACCTGCTGAACAGGTAGAAAATCAGGAACAGGAAACAGCAAGTAAACAGACTGAACCTGTTGAACATGAAGAAACATCTGCACCAAAACAGGATAAACCTGCAAATGGCGGTAGAAGAAACAGATCGAAAAAAGAAAGTGAGGATAAATAATCATGACAGATTTCAGATTTAAGGATTTAACGGTTGATAACGCATTTGACTTTTGTGAGGTTCTTGCAGTTATCGGAGTAGAACAGGTTATTGGTGCATTTGACAAAGACGAGATTCAGCAGTTGCAGGAATCCGGTACGGATATGAAAGAAGTTGGTATTGTCATTGCTATGAAGGTGTGTGGCATTCTGATCAAGAACATTTCAAAGGCAAGAAATGAAATCTGTAAGTTTTTTGCTAACTGTATGGAGTGGGACAACGGTACAGCGGTTACTGCTGATGATGTGAAGAAATTCAAGCTGAAACAGTTTGTTGTCATGGTAAAAGATTTTGCTAAGAAAGATGATCTTATGGATTTTTTCGAGGGTGTTGCCGAATTAGTGGGTACGGAACAGAACGATTCGATGAGTGCTGCAACCGTAGATATGGTAACCCCTACAGCTATTTAGATAAAGCAATCAGCCGGGGGAAATTAGACGCTACTGTTAGAACAGTCCTGAAACAGGACAATGAAGATAAACAGTGGGACTTATACTGTGCAATCACAGCAAACCCACTTGCTGATGATGTTGGAAATTTTGAAGAATTTAAACAGCGGTTTATGAGTACAGCACCGAAAGGAGAAAAGACTGAACAAACTGAACCGACAATGAACAATGCACAGATTAAGTTACAGGTGGAAAAAGCAAATAAAATTCTAAATGGATTCGTGCCACCATTGAAAGGGGGTGGCTAATCGTTGGATATTTTTTCGTTGGTTGGAAAAATAACGATCAATTACGCTGATGCGGTGAACAACATTGAAAAGGTTTCAAAGTCTGCAAAAGATACTGCTGAAACACTGGAAGATGTTGACAAAAAGGCAGGTGGTGCAGGTAATTCAGTAGAAGATGCCGGACAAGCTGCCAAAAATGCAGACAGTGGATTTACAACATGGAAAGCCACGCTTGCGAATTTAGTATCTACAGCAATCACAAAAGTAATTTCAGGATGTACACAGTTAGCTGCAAAAATGGCAGATGTGACAAAATCAGCGGTTGGTCACTATGCTGAATACGAACAGTTAGTTGGTGGTGTTGAAACACTATTCAAAGACAGTTCCGGTAAACTGATTGATTATGCTAAAAAGGCATATAAGACAGCCGGGATGAGTTCAAATAAGTATATGGACACCGCAACCTCATTTGCTGCTTCATTGATTCAGGGTCTTGGCGGTGATACTGCAAAAGCGGTTGAACTGACCAACCTTGCTATCACTGATATGTCAGATAATGCTAACAAGATGGGTACTGACATAGGTTCTATACAGGACGCTTATCAGGGTTTTGCAAAGCAAAATTACACGATGTTGGATAACCTGAAACTTGGTTATGGTGGTACACAGTCTGAAATGATCAGATTGATAAATGATTCAGGTGTACTTGGTGAAAAGATTGAAAGTTTGGATAACGTAACGTTTGACCAAATGATTGAAGCTATTCACAAGATTCAGGATAACTTAGGTATAACCGGAACAACAGCACTTGAAGCAGGTACTACAATATCAGGTTCATGGAGTTCAGTACAGGCATTGTTTGAAAATATCCTTACAAAAGTAGGTTCAAAACTTGCACCTACTGTTATGGGATTTTTACAGCAGCTGTCAAACTGGATGGAAACTGTTGATTGGGATGCGTTTGCCGCGTCTGTCGGTGATGCCCTGCAAAGGGTATTTGACTGGATTCAAAAAATTGATTTTACAACGTTCTTTGAAAAAGGAATGGACGGTGTAACAGAATTTATAGAAGGTCTTGGAGATTTTGCAACCAAAGCAATAGAAGTGATTGGTAATATACAGAATTTCATTGATATTCTCATTACATTGTCACCGATTATTTTAGGAGTTGTCACAACTCTTGGTTCACTGGCGGTTGCTTTTAAGATTGGAGAGATCATTAACAGTGTGAAAACTGCAATGACCGGGTTATTTGCTGCAATGTCAGCTAATCCAATCGTTGCGGTGATTGCTATAGTTGCAGGTCTTGTTGTGGCACTGGTAACCCTTTGGAATACAAATGAAGATTTTCGTAATGCAGTAACAGCTATATGGGATTCAATCAAAAATGTGTGGGAATCAGTCAAAGAAGCTTTTTCAAATTTAGCTGAATCCATTGGTGAAAAAATTGAATCAATTAAGAATTTTTTTGGAAACTTGAAAGACGCTGCATCAGAGAAGTTTTCGGCAATGAAAGAAGTTGTTTCAGAGAAGTTTTCACAGATCAAGGGAACGATGGGTACTATAATGCAGGCCGCAAAAGATACGGTGTCTGAAAAACTACAAAACATGAAAACTGCATATGCTGAACATGGCGGTGGAATCAATGGAATTGCAGCAGCAGCAATGGAAGGTGTAAAAGGGTATTACTCAGCCGGGTACACATTCATTGACAATTTGACCGGCGGTAAACTTTCAGCAGTAGCCGATAAGTTCAAGTCAAAAATGTCAGAAGCAAAACAGGCAGTTTTGAACAAGATATCAGAGATTAAAAATTCATTTTCAAGTGGTCTTGGTAATGCCTATTCGACAGTTACCAATATACTTGGAAATATTAAGAATAAGTTCAGCAGTATCCTTGAAGGTGCAAAGAACATTGTAAGTAACGCTATAAACAGAATTAAAAGTTTCTTCAATTTTTCGTGGTCATTGCCAAAACTCAAATTACCACATATTTCAATCAGTGGTTCTTTCAGCCTGACACCACCAAGTGTACCGCACTTTGGTATTGAATGGTACAAGAAAGCAATGGACGATGGTATGATCATGAATCAGCCGACTATTTTCGGTTACAACGCTAAGTCAAATCAGTTCTTGGCAGGTGGTGAAGCCGGAAGTGAAACGGTTGTCGGAACACAGAGCCTTATGGATATGATCAACTCCGCAGTTCAGGATTCAGATAATGATTTAGAATCAGCGGAAGTATTAAAGATGATATATGCATGGATGAAGAACGGTGGATTAAGAGAACTTATGATTGACGTGTTAACAAATTATGTTGAATTTGATGTGGAAGGGCGTGAAGTTGCGAGGTTGGTGAGAAAATATGCTTAATAAAGCCACTTACACAAATCACCTGAACCAGACTATAGAGTTTGGTTCAGGTGGAATTTTCTTGAATGACAGTGAGTTCTATGACTATGAGTGGTTATATGATAGTGATTATGATGAAATTACAAATTTTCATAAGGGCGTTACAAAGAAAAATGCCACAATTATTATTGCGGCAAACGAAGAAGAAGGTTTGAACATAAGAAACCGTATATATGAGGTCTTTGAGCGTGATATTCTCGCAGAAACACCGGGGAAACTGGAAATAAACGGATATTATACATCCTGTTATTTCAATGCGTCCAAGAAATCTAACTATTATTATTGCAATGGATATATGGTTCTTACGGTGAATATTATTTCTGATTCGTCGGACTGGATTACAGAAAAAGAATTCATGTTTTTGAAGAATGATGCAACACAGGATGACAAGAAAAAAGAGTACGAATATTCTTATCCATATACCTATTCTTCTTATGTGCAGAGCAGCAGCGTTGTTAATCCGTTTTTTGTGGAAAGCGATTTTCGATTAAGAATTTACGGTGATGTGACAAACCCTTCTATTACAATCGGCAGTCATGTGTATCAAATAAATACATCAATAGAGAAAGGGCAGAGAGTTGAAATTGATTCCAATAAAAGGACAATTAAACTGATAAAACAGAATGGAAGCATAGAAAATCGTTTTTGGGAAGCAGATAAAAAATCATATATTTTTGAAAAAATTCCTACAGGTGAAAATGCCGTGCAATATGACGGTACTTTTGGATTTGATTTAATACTTTTGGATAGAAGGAGTGAACCGGGATGGTAATATATACAGATTCAAGCGGATTACCGCAAGGTGAGCTACATAAGTATTCAATAGATTTGGATATTGGAAAAGATAATGATTTTCAGATCGGTATGAATTTAAAGAATCATTGCATGTCTCACGGCAGTATATGGTATGTAGAAAATACAGAATACGGTGGTATTGTCGATGATGTGAAAATAGATACCAAGAAGAACAAGGTCTATTATTCTGGTCGTGCTTTCAGGGGGATACTCGAAAAGAAAATCATTGAGCCTGAGAGTGGTCAGGACTATTATATAGTATCCGGTGATGCGAATAGAATACTGGAACAACTTATAGAAAAGGTCGGATTATCTGACCTTTTTATTGTGCCTGCAGATGATGCAGGTATAAAAATATCAAGTAACCAATTTGAACGGTATACAGACATGTATGCGGGTATCAAAAAGATGTTATCAAATGTCGATGCCAAGCTTGTGTGTACGGTTACTAGAGATGCGAAAGTACAAATTTTTGCAACTCAGATAGAAGATCTGTCACGAAAATATGAATATTCCGATGATTATGGTATGCAAGTTATTTTCGAGCAGAATCGAGGTGGTGTAAATCATCTGATCTGTCTCGGCGGTGGAGAGCTTGCGGAACGTACCGTGATACATCTATACGCAGATAGTTCTGGTAACATAGTTGATGCCCCATATTATACAGGCAGGTCTGAAATAACAGAGATATATGATTATGGAAATGTGGAGTCTGATGAAGAACTTAGGAGCCAGGGCGTTGAAAAGTTGAAAGAATTGAAAAATAGCGATTCTCTTACAGCGCAATTTGACAGACTAGATGTTGACATAGGAGATATTGTCGGTGGAAAAAACAGACAGACAGGCGTGGCGATGAAGGAAATCATAAATAGTGAAATTGTAAAAATTGAAAACGATAGATATACAGTAACGTATAAGGTTGGTGATTAAGATGGCAATTAATTTGAATACAGGAAACGGTATTGAGGTTTCGGCTGCAGCTGATGGATCGTTATACAGAGATATATTCGGCAGCGATTTTTACGTGCTTGAAGCAGGGAGTCAATTTAAAGCGGAAATTGTATCAAGTACATCGATAAGAATAGCAGATGGCGATGCATTACTACAGGGGAGACACGTCTGGACAAAAGTGAATGACAGTACAACTTTAAATTTTGAACCAGCAGGACAAGGGAAAAAGCGTACCGATCACGTATTTATAAAATATACAAATGATTCTGGTGTGGAAAAAGTAGAATTTGAAATTATAAAAGGGAAGACGGTAGCTCTTGGCGAAAATTACAACGACGAAATTCGGTGGACAAATGACTCTATATACTATGGTGGAAAACAATATAAAGGACATCTGTTACGTGTGCACATAAATGGACTAAGTATAGAAGAAGTCATACGGGGTACATCTATTCAACCAAGTATAGATACGATATTGGATAGAATAAAAAACGTAGAAAAAAGCCTGAATAATTTGAATGCAAAAATGAATTTTCGATGCGTAACAAAATGTGGAACTATTGTCGTCAAAATTCCAACAAACTCAAACAGTGTAGAGGTTTTTTCGGATTCTGATATAAATAATCTTCTTGGAATTACGGGTGCTTCTAATGCAAATACAGCAGTAAGTTTTGCAAACGGTGACGGTCAGATGACACTGCATCTTGATGGAGCTACATATCTGAATGGATCATGGTATGCGACTTTTAACGGACTTACAACGGAAGAAACCATGTGTCGTGTAAATTACATTATCGCTTACGGCGGGACATCCAATGCTGGTGGAACAGTTGTTACACAGTCAAAAACAATTTCACCTACTGTGAATGAACAGGTAATAAGACCAGATGACGGATATGATGCATTGTCAGAGGTAATTGTTAAAGAAATCCCTTATAAAGAAACCACAGAATCTGGATCAACAACGGTACAGATCGGTTAGGAGGTAGCTATGGGAGTTAGTAAAATAAATTACGGACCAAGAACAGTAATGGACTTGTCAAAAGATACCGTAACTGCAAGTAAGTTGTTAAAAGGTGTAACAGCGCACGATAAGAACGGCGATCAGATTACAGGTACTTACGAAGGTGACGGTTCTGGTGGCACAGAAATAGACAAAACAGGCAACGGAGCGTATGCGTGGGCGAAATATAGCGAACTGATTGATTACGTAGAAACCAAAGAGAGCACAGGAAGCAGCAATAGACCGTCCGGATTCGATTACACACAAGAGTATACATCAAGGACAATAACGAGCGATGGATATTACAATCTGAAAAGTGGTGGAATATCACTTGATAAACTCTACCTTCCGACAAATTCGGAAAACGGAAAAGCAAAGAAAATAGCATATAAACCATACGGATACAATACACGATATCAGATTTGGACGTTATCCGACGAAAAGGGGGCAACTGGTAAGAAAGGGACAGATCTACTTGGTTACATATCCAGTGATTCTTCCGACTCCTATCCGAATGCTGGTGTACAGGATGGCGTGTATTACCTTGCAGTATCTGCGCCGGACGTTAATGCGATTGCGAGTAAGATGTTAGAGAACACCGTGGCTTGCGGTCCCGATGGAAAAGTAACGGGAACGATTAAGAGATTGACAGCACAGACCATAACACCGGGAACGGAAGACCAGAACATAGACGCTGGTGTATATCTGTCTGGGAAGCAGACTATTAAAGGTGATGCAAATCTATTAGCTGAAAATATTAAAGAGGGTGTAGAACTTTTTGGAATCACAGGAACATATACAGGAGGTGATACTGGGGATGGAAAGAGGGAACAGGCATCGTTCAACCGCTGAAAGAAAAATATCCCGATGGTACATGGATTAATAACGCTGAGTCCGGTGCGAATATCGCTATTTCAAATAACCCTGCACACACTCCGATTATATCTCAAATTCGTTCATATACTGGACAGCCCGATGCAATTATATTTGACGGTGGGGTGAATGACTTAAATAATAATATTGCAATGGGAAATATATCGGATTCATATGACTCTAATTACGATACGACTACTATTTGCGGAGCTATGGAAAGTGCTCTTCAATACGTAATGGATACGTTTCCGCTTGCTGTGAAATTATATATCATACCTCATTCGTTTTCAAAGAACAATTATGTTGATTCTGTCCATGAAAAAATGATTGAAATTTGCAAAAAGTGGAATATGCCTTATTTGGATATGAGAAAATGCGCTCAGATTGCAATGACATCCAAGAATAAGAACAAATATACACGCAACGCAAATACAGGTGTCGGTGATGGAGTGCATCCGGTAGAATCATGGTATCGCACATTCTACAGCCCTGTCGTTGACCAAAAACTTAGGAGTCTTGGAATAGGATATGCCACAGCGTCTGTCGCACCGACCGTTATAGCGGTTACAAGTGTGTCTCTTGATAAGAATACATTAAGTATCAAAAAAGGAGAAAGTGCAATACTGACAGCAACAGTAAAGCCATCAAATGCAACGAATCAATCGGTTAAGTGGAGTACAAGTAACTCAAACGTAACTGTCAGCAATGGGGAAGTTACAGGAAAAGCTGTCGGTACATCTGTAGTTACAGTAACAACGGATGATGGTGGATATACAGCTCAGTGTACAGTTAATGTTGCTGAGAATACAGTTGATCCGAGCGAAAGTCATACAAAACTGGAATCACTCAGCGTTGATGGTAATTGCTATTTCGACACAGAGATTTTACCGGATCAGAATACGAACACAGAAGCAAAGCTGTATATCAAATCTGGAACGACATATATCTGCGGTGCAAGGGATGATAAATACAAGTATGGTTACACAGTGACAGACAATTTCTACGCTATTCGAGGATCAGTGTCCAGCGCAGCGAAAAACACAGCGTTTTGGGAAGATGTGTGGACTATCAAGCAGAATGGAGCAACTACGACGTTTGGAAACAATTCTGTAACTCTGGATAATGCTGGTAATTTTGCATTGACGAGCCCGTTCTATATTGGATGTATGAGCAAAAATGGGGAAGCTGCCGGAGCTGGCATGGTAGGCGCAATCATATACGCGAAAATCTATTCAGGAAGTGAGCTTGTAGCAGATATGATTCCTGTAAAGAAGGCAGATGGAACACTTTGCTTGTATGATGAAATTAGAAAGAAATATTTATATAACAAAGGTTCGGGAGCTGTTACTGAGCTAAAATAAATGACTTAATTATGTATATTGTTTACGTGATATTATATTTATTAAACGAACGCAATAAAATACATAGTTGCGTTGGCACAAAAGAAGTTGATAGAAAAAGTAATAACTAAAGGAGGGCTTTAATTAGTCAGAAAATTTCGGGGGTATAATCCAAGTTAAAAACAGTGCAAAGATGAATATCCGAAAGAGTAGAGGTGATCATATGGAGATACGTGCAAGGCCGAGAGGTCTTATTTTGATACCATAAAATTCAAGAATCGAGGTACATAGAGTGTATGTAGATGTAAACACAATCATTATGGCCGGAAGTCTTTTGACAGCCGTAGTGGTTATTTTTTCTGCTATTTTTGCGGTGTACAAGTGGTACTTAAAGCAGAATCAGCAGGACATAGAAATTGAAAGAGTAAAGTCAGAACAATGCTTGCTGACTTATGGAATTCTCGCTTGCTTGAAAGGACTTAAGGAGCAGGGGTGCAATGGTCCAGTAACTGAGGCAATAGACAAGATTGAGAAGCATATAAATAAGCAAGCGCATGATCAGGAGGATTAGATGATATGGATATTACAACATTAGGAACAGTAGTTGGAATCGTAGCAATCTGCTATGTGATTGGACTTGGCTGTAAGGCTTATGAGAAAATTCCGGACAAATGGATTCCGGTCATCATGGCTGTATGTGGCGGAGCTCTGGGCATTGCCGGACTATACACAATGCCGGATTTTCCGGCCGGAGATGTGATTAATGCAATTGCGGTCGGAATGGCGAGTGGGTTGGCAGCGACCGGAGTAAATCAGTTGTATAAACAGCAGTGTAAGTAGAGGGCGAATAATCGTCCTCTTATTGTTTGTGTGCGACATCGCACAGGAAGGAGCAAAATATGGCACATTTATTTTTAATCGCCGGACACGGAGCAGGAGATTCTGGAGCAGTGGGATACGGATTCACGGAGGCAGAAAGAGTAAGAGCACTTGCGAGCAGAATCGTAGCATACGGAGGAAGCAATGTTACACTTGGAGATACGAGCAGAAATTGGTATGCAGACAGAGGAATCACGTCACTCAACATCCCGAAGGACTGGCAGATTTTAGAACTGCACATGGACAGCGGATCAGCATCGGCGAAGGGTGGTCATGTAATTATTAAGCAAGGATATAACCCAGATCAGTATGATACTGCGCTTGCCAATTTCATTGGCTCATTCTTCCCGGGACGCGCAAACAAGATCGTAGGACGTGCAAATCTTGCTAATGTAAACAGATCAGCAACGAAAGGATATAGCTACAGATTATTAGAAAATGGGTTTATATCCAATAAAGACGATCTTACAAAATTCAACAACCAGATTGACGATCTTGCAAGAGGAATCCTTAATGCATTCGGCATCGCTACGGCATCTCCGGCAAAAGAGGATTCTGACGGTGAGGTAACATCTGGTGGAACATCTCAGGACTCCGTACAGCATTACGGTAAGGTATCTTACCAGTCACATATCCGTGACATCGGCTGGGCGTGCTGGCAGTCTGATGGTCGTATGTCAGGAACGACAGGACAGAACCGGAGAATCGAAGCGTTCCGACTTATTCCTGTCGGAGAAACAGACGTAGTAGTGCATATCAAGGATGTAGGCGACAAAGAGTTTAAAAACATTAACAAAGACACAATCCTTGGCACTACAGGACAGAACAAACGTATCGAAGCAATCAAGGTTACCGGCAAGGATACGCCGTACATCTACAGAGTCCACCAGAAAAACATCGGATGGACGGATTGGACATTCAACGGAAACTGGGCTGGAACAAAAGGAAAAGGATTGCAAATTGAAGCGATCGAGATCATGGCTGCTAAATTCCTTGCTACTCCATTTGTACAAAACAAAGGTTGGTTACAAGAATCTGTATGCAACAACGTTATCGGAATAACAGGACATAATTTACGTTTAGAAGCGTTTAAAATCAATCCTTTAGGCATGGGTATTGGTGTTAAAGCACATATACAGGATAAAGGTTGGGTTGATTATGGAACGATAAACAAAGATACTGTTATCGGCACAACAAATGAGAGTAAACGTATAGAATGTTTATGTTTCAAGGGTGACTTTGAATATCGAGTACATATTCAGAACAGTGGTTGGACTGATTGGACAAAAGCTGATGGAGTAGCAACACTCGGAACTGTAGGACAGGCATTAAGAATTGAAGCTATTCAGTTTAGATAA